CTGATTCATAGAGCCCATACCCATACCGCCAAATGCGTTAAACCCACCCATTCCATAATAACCATTGTTATTATTTTGAATAGGCACTTTAGTAACAAACGCATTTCTATCTACAGGATCAGGCGTGGCTTCTGCCATTCCAAAAACTTGATTAAGCTTATTGATTGCAGCCGCAATGCGTGAATCTTCAGCCGCTTTACGCGCAGCTGCACCACCATCACCGCCACCTCCACCACCTTTATGTAAAGTTCTTGGGCGCTTTGTATCTCCGCTAGGCGGTGTAAAAAATATGGGTTCGTGTTGATTATTTTTCATGGTTTACATCCTTTAAAAACCATTTTCCTACGCTTTTATATCCAAGAGATTCATAAAGCTTTACTACTTTTAAATCCCCCGTTCCTATTCCCGGTCTAATTTGTGTTGCACCCATTCCAATGCACCATTCCTCAAACCGCTTAATCATTCTTACAGCAATCATTCCATTTCTGTGCTCAGGGTAAACATACAACGTATGGTCAATTCCCATGCTATCTGTTGTGTACCAAGGCACATAAACATCGCCCATCATCACACCTATAACTTCATCATTTTTCTCTGCAACAACAAGAAATCCATTGCTCATCATTAGCCTACAAGTCGCAGCTACGCGCTCTGGTGAATAGGTCACATGCTTATAAGTGCTTTCATCATGCAGTCTCTTACCCATTTCAACTAACTTTGGAATATCCTCTTCAACTGCATTGCGAATCATTATAGATTTCCCAAATTATCGAAATAATACGTAAGCTGATGTAGCTCAAAATCCTGATCGTCATAATTGCGCAATACTGGCGCTAAGCTTGTAACTAACAATTCAACTGGATATAAATAACCCGGGCGAGTGTCACCTGTAATTGTTACCGCAGGATTAGTCACAAGCGCTGTATCTCTTGGGTCAAATCTATGAGAAATTTCGCATGATCCTGTTACTACTGAATCCATCGCATAAATATGCTTAAGTACACCAGGTGCTTTAAAGTCTAGGTAAGCAAGCTCAATATCGACTGAATAATTTGTACCGTCATCTGTTTTAACGGATCTGTCTAACTTATAAACATTGTCACCTGATCGCATATATAACTCAGCATTGAGCTCATCCATATAATCAATGCTGTATGGGAATTCGTACAAGCTCCATGCAGATACGCCTGATGTTCGGCTGAATGTATAAACCATTGCCTTATTGCCTGAATAAAGCCAGTATTGACCGCCACCTCTGTAATATTGAGATTTGGCATTGGCTAATACAATAAAATCACCATCTAACAAATCTCTATCTATTGGCGAGCCAACATCTGCATCAATAAGATTAGTTGTTACATCTTGCCTTGTGATAGTTCTTACACCAGCAGGACTTAAGAAGAATACATCGCCACTCATATTTGAATGTGAGTAAGGCAAAATTGAGCCAACATCAACCGCTTGCAAGAATGAATGCTTTGCTGGGTCAACATCAACCTGCCAGACTTGAGAGCTATCTGCAAAAAACACGACTAGGCGGTTTGTATAAAATCCTAAAGCGGTGGCCTGATTAGCCCCTGACTGCTGCAATCCAACTGGCAAGAATCCAGCATCATTTGCAGTTGTCCAATCTCTAGGCGCATTGGTCTTGCAGAATCTAACGGTGTCGCCATTAGTTCCAATAGCCCATATTTTGCTTGATATTTTTATAACCTGTTTAGTATGTGGGCAGTTTGCATCTGTAATATGTGTTGCACCAGGTGCAGCGCCATCAAGATAATGGTGCTTAATCTCACCTGTTGTATATTCAATCGCTGAATACATGAACCCGTTAAACACATCTCCGTAATGTACCTTTGATATTGCTAATGCTGGAGTTGTTGGGCTTCGTGTATTGTGTGACTGAAATAATGCGTTTGCATGAGTAATAGTTCCAGTGCCACCATAGAATGTATTTAGTTTTCCATTACCTGCAAATAGGCCTGTTGTTCCTGCCTCAAGCGTTGCTATTTTTGTTAATCCGGGACGCTTTCTAATAGTGCGGCCTTCTGTAGTATAGGCGTTCTTTAATACCCTTAATCGGTTAGCGTCTGATGTACTTGCACCCTTTCTTAGGTCAAGACCAAAATCAAACCTATCAAACGATATGGTCTTTGCCATGCTACACGTCCTGATCCGATGTTACAGAATCATACGGACTTCTAACTCTACCCTTGCCCCATACAGAGCGTGATCTGTGTTTTGATTTAAGCTTGTTAAGCAGCGCATCTAATTGGCTTGCATAAGTTTGAGCGTCAGGCTGCCTATAATGAGCCTTAGCATTTGAAAGCGCATGTAGATAGATAATCTGACTTGGCAGGCTAGTTCTATCACTATTCACACTTAGTGGGCTGAGTGTTTTTATGTACTCAAAGCGCAGCGTGTACTCATTGCTTGTTGGAACCGGAAATAATTCTATCTGGTCTCTGCGTTCATAAAATGCAGGAACTCCACCAGCTGAGCCGCCTCTGACGGTTGCATCAATACCCTCTTTTAAAGGAATATACTGGCCTCCCCATACAACAAATATGCCAGTAATTCTCTCTATATTGCAATCAGTAGGGTAATCATAATACTGCTGATCTGCGCCAGTAGTTCTTTCATATACTGACTTAAGTTCAGCCCAATCAAATTGCTCATATAACTGGTCTTGCGCTGAGCGAATCATAGAATCAATCAATGATGAATTCACGATGCCAGACTGTCCAGCCATGCCGAAGCCTAGCCGGATTTGAATGTCTGAGCGAATCTCGCCTAACGTCTTTTTAAGCGGTAAAGACATACTAGCCTTTAGCTTCTGCAATTGCAGCTTGTAGCTTTGCAATACCCCAAGTTTTCTTGGCCTCGATACCAAGGCTTAAAGCTTCTTCAAGTAAAGCGGCTTTTTCATCTGAGCTGCCAACGGCTTCAAATGATTCTTCAAAATCTTTTAATGTACCAAGCGCTTGACGCACTGGATCAGATACTTCTTGATTACCTTTGTAATATTGCTGCAAACGAGCATACTCATCTTCTGTTTCAAAGGTTGCTTCTTTTAAAGGTGGCTCTGCATCAGTTTCACGAATATCATCACCATGCAAAACCTTGAGAATCTCAATTTCATGAGGCAATACGGTGACAGGTGTTTTCTCATTCTCTGAGCGGCAAACAAGAACAACTTGATAAGGAATTGTAACTTTCATTATTTTTACTCCAAAAAATGGTGAGAGGTTTCCCCCTCACCTATCTAACTACTAAGCAATAGATAGAACAGCGTTACTATTGCGCTTGCCAATGCCAAGACCAAATTTAGAGGTCATAGCAAAGTGATACGTATATTGGTCAATAGGACGACCTGGGTAACGCATTTTCATGAAGTCATCTTTAGCACGGCGTAATTCAACACCACCAGCACCAAGGTTTAACATGTAGCAACGTTTAGCCCATGGGATTGTTGGCGCAGACAAACCGAAGTTAGTATCGAAATCAGGAATGTAAGTTAATGGAATGCCATCGAACTTGATTGTGTCCGTTGCCATATCAATATTTAACTTAGAGCCTGAGCCGTATGTGATTTGAGTTTGGTTAGAAGCCAAAATCGCATTACGCAAAGCATCGTAGAAATCAGCACCCACAAAGATATGTGTGAAGCGACCTTTAACACGTTGAATATTGCGTTTTGCAGTTTCTAAAGCTCCCAACAATACAGCTTGCGTAGTGCCCAAACCAGTTGATGCATGGTTGCGCCAGTAAGCATTGGCAGCAACAGAAACATCAATGCCACCAATCGTGCCTACTGTTGGTGTAGTTGATACCAAAGCATCAATACCCGGACGCGCATCAGTTGCTTGAGTGCCATCTAACCATAATGCTGAATGATGGAAATCTTTAGCGCCTTCTTCCAATGCCATGAAGTTTGATTCAAGCATGTTAGTTAATTGAACAACTTCACCTTTGGTTGCAGTTGAGCGACCAACATCATCATTGATTGCAATACCAGCGCGGAATAACTCATCCTCATTCAGCACAAAACCATCATGGAAATTAGACCAGTTAAACTTAGCCTGTTCATTAGGTGAGCGTGAGTTATAAGTAACCTTGCTGTTGCCTGACCAATATTGACCGTTAGCATCGTTGCCTTTGTAAACGTTCAATGTAAAACCATCAACGCCACCAATTAAATCTTTAGCCTTTGGTAACAAAGCATCAAGCAATGGACGTTCAACGTTAATCTGGTCAATAGGTTTGTTTTTGCCATAATGGGTAATGGCGACCTTGCCAATCTTGGCAATCTCGGTAGCATTTAAAGCCATAATAATTCTCCTAAGTGTTTAATAAAATTTCTATTTCAACGGTTAGGCGAATCCCATTACAGCCTGAATGCAGTTGATGAATCTGCTTACAATCATTTGCAACAGGGTTAATCATCAAACCCCATCGCCTGCAATACAGCTTCCTGCGTATTTGTAGGAGCTGGCTTGCCAGACATATGACCATTACCTCTTAAAGGCTGCGTGGTTGATGCCTGTCTTACATTTGTAGCTAAGGCTTTTTTCAGTGCCTTATATTGAATATCAATCGTTGATGCCCATAAATGAGGTGGATATGTTCTTCCTATCTCAGTCATAAGCGGTTGTAAATGTGGCAATACCGCCTGATAATCAGGATCAGTGCTTTGCCAATTACTTTGCAAACTGGTGACTTCACTCACAGCAGAATCTATTGATTGCTGTCTTTGCGCTTCTGTTTGTACTGCCTGATTACGCGCTTGAGCATCACGTCCGGCTCTTTCTTGAACAGATCGCGCTCTTGCTACCTCAATGGCAGTATCTTCATCTAACTCTAAATCACTTACTTTTTGCTTTAGTTCTGGGTAAGCATCCAATGCACTAGCGCTTACTTGAATGCGTTTTCCATGCATTAACTCAAACTGTTTTATTTGAGCTTCTAATACGCCCTTGAACTGTTCAGCGTTACCTGAATAAAGTAAATTACGGTATGCAGCGAACTCAACCAGATCGTTTGCTGCATTTTCATCATTAAAGCCAAGCTGTTTCAGTGATTCAAATGAGCCTTTAAAACGCTCATTCTCTTGAGCCAATGCATCAGCCCTAGTTTTTTCAGCCTTATAACCTTCGGTAATCTTTTGGAATCGCTCATTAGTTGCAGGATTTTTACTCTCTAATGGCTTTAGGTCGTCATCAGTAATGCCTGGTTGCTTTTCATCTTTAGCCTCCGGCGCAGCCTCTTCTTTCTTTACAGGCTCTTCTTTTGATGAGTCATTGCCTTCTTCATTGGCACTGTCATCAGTTGCATATTCTTCAGACGCTCCATTATCTGAACTTATCTCATCCCATACCTCATCACCTAACGATGGCGGCTCTTCTATGTCGGATGTGTCAGTAGTAGATTGATCTGTTGCAGTTTCATCAACTGCGCCTCCTCCATCATCAACAGCAAACAGAGTAAGAAAATTGATTAAAGCAAATATCCAGCTAAATTTCATTTGGTCGGCACCTTAGTTATCACGTGCTGACAATCTACTATGCTGAATAAAAATCCATGCGATACGCGAACTACATCATTTGAAACATGAGCATAAGAATTGATTCATCTTCTTCATCCTGTAAGCGCTTAGCCTCTAACTCTGCCGCTTCTTTTTCCTTGCGTTCTTGCTCTTGTTTTTCTTTGAGTTTTTTATTATCGCTATCAGCCTTGCTCTTTTCTGAAATATCTGTGAGTAGCTTGCTTGTTCTTAGGTGAGCATTCTCAATTGCACTAACAAACTCATTTGAATATGGCGTATGTTTATATGTAATGCCATTAGCTGTTTTTACAGATTTCTTTTTCTTTGATTTTGGTAACTCTGCTAATGAATCATCTACATACTGCGTTGATTCAATGCTTCTTTTAATTAGGTTAAAACTTTTTTTTACAAAAGAGTGAGATACTTTTGCGCTTGTTTTTATATCTTCAGGCGGTGCTTCCGCACTGCTGTCAAAGAACCCAAAAAAGAAAAACGGAATCATTGCTCGGCGACTATTTCATAATCCGCATTGGCAGTTGTGTTCTCTTCAAAGTCAACCGTGATAGTCACACCTTCACTATTCACAAAGCTATGGCAATGCACAATCTTATTGACAGAACCATCAATCTCAAAAACTTCATTTGTCGCTAATCTTTTAATCTGCATCTTAATACCCCTTAATCAAAACATAGCCAGAAACAACGGTCACGCCTACGGTTGAAACTCGCGCACGTAAGAAGCCACAGCGGATATTGTTCACAGATAACTTCACGGTTGAGCTTGCAACACCTGTCAATGGTGCGCCTAATGCATACCAGTTGATATTATCGTCTGAACCTTCAAGCTGTAATGCTGGTGGCGTTGATGCTGTGCCTAAGTTAATCACCAAATCGGCATTGTTCGTGCCTTGTATGTTTAAGGCTGTAGTGGTTGCATTAAGCGTTGTGAGTGATACGGCTCTATCAAATAACTGGCAATACTGGTCTGTTGTACATTGACGTTGCAAACGGTTGATGGCGCGAGTAAACGATGGTGTTGTCCCTGCTACTGTCTGCACATAACGAACTCTATTGCCACGCAGTCTCAATGGTGGTGAGCGATAAATACCAGTTGCGGTAATACGTGGGAACTGAAACACATCAAACCAATTAGTGCCTGAATCGTCTGACTCCTGCACCATGACATCAAGCGTTGGTGTTGTGCCTGAAACTACCGTTACTGGAATGACTACGCTATAAGATAAACCAGCAGTTGGTGTAAGTGCTGCCGTTGTTGTGGTTGTTGTCAATTCCGCACTGGCTACGTCTGCAACTGTTGTAGGTAATGCCAATGTTGCTGCGCCTACTGTTGCGGTCACCGTACCTGATACTGGCTGTGTGCCTGTGACCTGAATCGCTGGCACTGGCTCTGTTGCATACGTGCCTTGTTTGATGCTATATGCTGCTGTGCCAGAAGTGTGTGCTGTTGCACGAACTCTAAACCATTTATAGGCGTTGACTGATACTTCCCACCCATAAATTGGCGTGGCTGCCAATACACCTGTAGCGGTTTCAACCGTATTGGCATTGGTTCTCACGACTTGCACACCGTACCAGTTACCGTCTATGCCGTTGGTTGAGTTATTGCTATATTCAAACGTGGCGTTATGACCAACCAATGAAGTTGCCACCATTGAAATAGTGACGTTACTTGAACGGTCAACATTTAAAAATACTGTTTGAGCGTTGGCAGTAATGTTGCCCTGTGCGTCAGTATATGAGGCTGGTTGCGTTGAAACTTTTAAACGCCCTGCTTCATCCAATTTTAATGCGGTATAGTCGCCATCGTTCGCAGTTGGTACATCGCTGTCCGAACGTAGTCCAAGCATAAATATACCCATGTCACCTGATGTGTGTGGTGAATCTTCTAGGTAGGATGATGTGGTCTCAATTGCTGAGCCAATATAAACAGGTAATGGGTTTAATTCATCTACTACACCAGCACCGACTGACAGAGGCAATCCAGTTGCTGGGGCTGCAATAGGCATTGGATTCGCGCTTGATACATATCCACCATCCGCACCAAGGCCACCAAGCATGAACTTAAACACTGGAACCTTCTCGCCAGTGATTTCATCCATTTTAAATAAGACTTCAACATTGCCAAAGCCGGTGCCTGATGCTGACATTATTCTTCTACCTCTATACTTTCCATAATCCAAGTTCCATCAGCCTGTTTAACGGCTTTGGCGGTCTTTCTTTTGGTTTCAGGCTGTTTAACTTCTTCTGGTTTGTTTGTAACCACTTCAACTAATTGCGCTACCCGCATTGCAATCTGAGCATTGCTTTGAACAACCTGGCTAATTGCATCCGTGTTCACTTGAATTTCTTGCGCCTCTGCATTTGACACCTGCTCTTTGCTTGCAACGTCGCGCTCTTTTAAGTCAATTTCACGATGTTTAACATCCAACTCGCGCAACTTAACATCTTTATCTTGCTTGGCAGATTGATTCTCTTGCACTAATGCTTCGTTCTCTTGTTTAAGTTGTTGCAACTGCGCTTGCATTTCCTGCATAGCCTGCTCAACTTCTGGCGGTATTTGTGGTTGTTGTTGCTGTTGGTCATCAACATCGTTGCCTTCTTCATCGCGCAAACCTAGCAATGATTTAGCATCAAGCTTCTCATCAAAGCGTTTTAGCGTTTCATCTAGCAAGTTGATTGTGACTTCTGACAACTCAGAATTGCCTTGTTGCTTGGCAAGCGTTAATGTTTCAATCGCCTTCTGAATCTCAGGCATGATTTGAATCCACTGGTCACGCTCACGCATCTTGTTAGGTTTAGATGTTGATCCAGCCCGTATGCCAATGTTGACCATTGAAAACAATGTTTTCTTATCTAGCTCAGGCCATATAGCATCTTCACCAAAGCGTTGCTTGATAACTTCAGGCTGTACGTTCTGCAATAGTAATTGCGCCGAATAAATAGCAATATCAGTCAGCCAATCTTCAATTACATCTAGCGCCTCACCTGTGCGGCCTTGTTGACCTGCTGCTGAAATCTCAGCCTCAGTCGCAGTTTTAGCCACACGAATAGCGCCACTAGCAGCATCTTGCGTATTACCTACCTTTTCCATATCAAACAGCACATCAGATGTGTCATACATCTGTGGGTTGTATGGAATCTCAGGCAACCCTACAAGTTGGTTTTGGAATGAAGCTGGATCATCAGCAGAAACACCAATCACATCTGTATTGATATTGCGACCATTGATTTTAGTAATTTCATCATCCGTAATTCCGGCTGACTTATTCACTAGCCTTACTGGGATGTTTTTACGGCGATGTTCTTTCGCATTGGTTCTGCGTGTATTGTATTCGTCTTGCAGTTCAATTAACTGCTCAACCATTGATCGTGGGTATTTCTTACCATCAACACGGCGTAACTGTAGGCCAAAGAATGGATACCACTGCTCACCTAGTGATTCTGGTTGATAAGGCGGTCTAATGTACTGCTTTGCACCTTCGCATAGCGTGTAAACGGTTAGGTCTTTTAAGCTCCACACCTCGAAAACAACAATAATCTTGTCATCTTCATCAACGTCTTTTTTATCGTAGGATTCGTCAACATTGGTTTCATCAGTCTGCACATAAGACTTTGAACCTTTTGGCGGTGATTTACCAAACTGAGCCTTGAATGCGCCTACTGTCATCTTAATGCGGTGTGCAATCTCTGTAGATTGAATGAACTCATCAATATCACGGCATGATGCATCCATGACAATCACATCTTCTGGTTGCAAGAAGTCTGCGACCAATCCCTCAGATACTACAATTTCAATCTGTGATTCTAATGCTGTTAGCTGCTGCTGAAGCTCAAACATCTTAGCTTCATATAAATCACACTCTCCACCCTCTTGCTTGGTTTCTTCAATCAGAAGCTTGATGCGTTCTACATTGTCCTGAGTATCATTGATGCGATTACGGATGATAGGATCATCTTTCTTCTCACGCTGATAAACTACTTTCAGGTAGCCAATTGTTGATGTAAGAGCACTACGAACCGCAGTCTTGCCACGTTTCTTTAGCTTTGCATCTTTAACGAGAAATACATTGAGTGAGTTTTCCAATGTCTTAGAAAACTTATTGAGCAGAGGATATTGCTCAGTATTGATACGATCATCAATCTCAACGGTAATCTCTGGCGCTTTGGCATAAATAGCAGGCTGGATGGTTTCAAGCATCGAACCAACAAGGTTTACGCGAACTAAGCCATCGTCACCATCATCATTCACATCACCATCAGCATAATTGCGTGCTTTTTTCCAGCCTTCAGCACGTGTCTTTAATGCGCTATCAAATGATTTAATGCGATCAAGCAATCGCTTGCAATGCTTCTGCTCACGCTCATCAACAGGGCTTGCGCCCTGTTTCTCGTCATCAAAACTATCTAACATTTAGTTGATGTCAGATAAGATAGAAGCTTGCAAGTTACCTGATGTAAATGCAGTCATATTCAAGCGGATAAACTGTTTAAGCGTAACCATATGAATCACGCCGCCACCAACTGCTGTAATAGCTGATGCGCCTGTAGCTGTAGCCCAAGTCGTACCATCTTCTGATGTTTGAATAACTGCTGAACCAACGAATGAGCCTGCTGGTGAAGCATATTGAACTGGCACAATCATGCCAGGTAGAAAGCCTGCTTCTGTGGTGCTAATTGTTGCGCCTGCAACTACTGATGCAAGAACCGCTGTTTGTTTAATTTTCATTTCATAATCTCCTAAAATACGTTTTAATAACGAGTGATAAGAGATTAGCTTATGAATAATTTATCCATGCGATTGATAGTTAACTGCGATATTTAGACTTTTCTTTTTTCTCAGTAGAGTTTTTATATACCCACTCAATAGTTCCAGCTTGAACTGGTTTAGCTCGCTTCTTGCCTATGCGCTGATATGGCCTACTCATACAAGCATAACGCCAGTCATCCGCAGCATGATCTTCCATTTCACTATCTAAATCCTCTGGCTTGTTCTCATCATGCTGCAATAGTGGAATTGTACGGATTGAATCTAAGCAAGTATCAAACACATAGATCATTGGCTCATCATCCTCACCAACAAACCGCTGCCTCATCTGATCCCATCCATTGATGCGTGAATTGTCCGCAGCTCTGAATCTAACACCCTTTTTAATCAATCTCTCAGCAATGCTTGCGCCGCCATCAACTTTCCAGCACGCAGGGTCAGCAACACCATAAGCAATATCATCACCTTTCTCACGCTTAGATATACCTTCAGCTACTTCTTCAGCCGTGAGTTTTAATCCAATATTGGCAGACTTTGCACCATACCATTCACGGTAGCGCACAATTGCATTCTTAGGGATATGCAATCCTCCATCGCTAACCGCCCACCATCCAACACTAAATGGCTTAGCTGAACCCCAGTCGAATGACCTAAAGCGCGTCCAATCTTTAGGTATTGCAAATGGCTTAATCACGTGGTTCTTATTCCAACAATCAAAGAATGCGCCTGCAACCACATTCCAATCACCATCAAGCCAAGCTCTAACTAACTCTGCTGAACCGGATGATTTAAGCAGTGAAACATACTGCTTATTGTCTTTTAGGTATTTATTATCTGAAATCTTAGAAGGAATGAACATGCGAGTAAGGCCATTCTCATCTTCCAATGGGTGATAAGGTGGCATTGCATCAATGAATCTAGCCTTAACCCAAATATGACCTTTACCGCCCGGATTGCCAGAAGCTCTAATTCTCCCGTGAATACCAACAGAGTTACGCAAACAGGCTTTTAGTTTGTTGTAACCGTAATCGGTAGCATGATTTGTTAGCTCATCGAACCCGATCCATGTGTATTGATGGCCTTGATAGTTATCTGCATCTTTATTATTTTCGATATAGCGCATCTTAAGCGTTGCACCAGATGGAAAGTACCAGCAATTTGCAAAAGGATAATCTCCGCTCTTCGTAGATTTATAAACTGCACCATAGCTTGGGTATATTTCCATAGCGCGCATTTGTAGTTCTTCAAGCTCTGGATATGTCTTACGAAAGATAATGCCTCGCCAGTTTGCACCTATGCTTACATCCTGAAGATAGTCACCAAGTAGAAAGTCTGATTTACCACCACCTCGAGCACCACCAAAGAATAGCTCATCAACAAATGTTGCAGTAATCGCGCTACTTTGTGTGCCCGGCTGTGGCGACCAAGCCATGTGCTTTCATCCAATCTTCTTTTGATAATTTAGGGGCTATGTCAACCTCTATTAGTCCTTCATGTTTAACGCTCTGCTTTTCAACTACAAATCCCAGTAACTTTGCTTTTGCCATTGTTGCAGCGGTTGCAGCGCTTGATTGAACTGTTTCAGCGGTTAACGCAGCCTGTCTGTTTTCATCAAGCTCATTAAGTATGTCGTCAAGTGTAGTTTCAGCGCGTTTTTGTGCTTTTAATTGATAGTCTTTTATGGCTTGAGCTATGTCAGGTTTTGTCAGGTTTTCTTGACCAATTGATTTTGCTGTCTTTTCACTATAACCAGCACGAATCGCGGCCTGAGTTGCATTCAAGTCTATTAAATACTCGTCAACAAATCTTTGCTGCTTACCTTTAAGCATCTGCATGCTCCTGATTCGATGTATCAACAACCATATGAATACCCATCACCTTCATAATCTGCACCTTCTTAAACAGATGCACCTTGTTGTGCCCATCAATCCTAACCCTTGAGCACTTAACTAACCCTTTGTTGTACATGTCAACCAATATGGCCTCGCATGTCCTGATAGGTAAATCTGCTCGGTAAGCAATAGCGGCTAATGGCTGCCAAGTGTGTAAAAGTTCTGTTTCAACCTTCTCGTAATTGGTCAAACTCATTGCGTAAGCTCCAAGATAGTTGCACTCTGTGATTTGTTGTAACCGCGCTTAATAGTGATTGGCTCAAATAACTTATCATCAACGCCCAATGCGCGCGCAACGCCATCAATGTTTGGTTTTATTGCAGCAAGTAGGTTATCAAGGTCACGATGGCGCTTATCGTTTTGAATAAAAGTCACCATCATGGCGATTGGCTTTGGTAAAAACTTCTTACCGACTGATGCTTGCCTGGTTAATACAAAACTTGAATTAATAGCGGTTTGTTTTCTTACTTTTGTCGAAGTCCAATGCTTACCATTTTTTCGGTTAGGCATTAACGCCATATCTGGGTAAGGTAACTCTATAATCATTTCAGCAGCCCTTTGTTCATTAGTTTTAACTGCGTTTCAATAACACCTTCGTAGTGCATAAGCTTTAATCCTTCGCGTCTGTATGGTGTTTTAACTCTGCCATCTAATGCATCGTGACAAGATGAGCAGCAGTAAGCGCCGTGAATATCACTCACTTTCTTTCCTACCCCATGACCGAAGCGAACTCCGCTGATATGCGCAAAAATGGTTGTTTCTGTATTTCCATTGCATACACCAGGTATGCGAACTGCGCATGCTTCTCCACGTGCCGATTTGGTAATAGCACTCATAGAAATCCAATCACCTTGCTCATTACCTCATCCAACTCATCACGCCCTGCGTAAGTAATTAAAACCTTCTGCAAAATCACATCAGCTACCGCGCTATACACACGTTCAAATTCTTCATCATCCATACTTGCAAATCTGATTGATTTGGCTTCAAGCTTCATGTTTCCATCAAGGTCAAAGGTTTGATCGTAATAACCGGCCTGAACTAAAACATCTTTGCGAAAGCGCGTGAAGTTCTTGGCTACTGGCTGGCCTTTGTATGATTTATTGATGCGATCAGGCTCCCATGCATCGAATGCAAAGTTAAGCAATGCAAAGAACTTGCGGTGAAACTTGCCGTTACGTGGGAAGATTGCCTCAAAATCGACTATCTCACCGACTTCAAGATTATTAATGCGCTTCCAAAACTTGCGCCATGCTTTGTTATCAGTTTCAGATACACCACCAAGCACGCTGAATAGGTACTGATAAAGAGCCTCTTTATGAGTTTCTGTAAGTTCTACGTCAACGCGCTTGGTGATAGTGAAATCAGACATTTTTAGCTATTTAATTGTTCTAAGGCTTCTGCATCGCTAAATGTTTTGGTGGCTTCAATATCAGGCATATCACCTTTATTAGCTGATGCTCCGTTTAAATTCTGTTTTAGCAGATACCCCTCAAGCGCCCAAATTTTCTGACGCGCATTGTCATAAGCGATGTTCTTACCAATTTCAGCATCAAAGTTTTCAGCACTTACGCAGGCGCTTTCACCTACAACCATAGTTCCGTTTGTTAACTGCATGGCACATACGGTTAGAGTTGTTCCTTCTGGCTGCCAGAACTTCGCGCCATAAATCACTGAATCAATATGGCTAGGTGTTAGGCGCGGTGCATTTAAACCTTTTTCTTTAATTTCTTTTTCGAGTTGTTTTTCATTCATTTTTCAATTCCTCAGTTAATTGTTTATGTTTCATTACTGCTTCTTTTTGCGTGTTGCAGACTGCTTTAAATTTACCGCCTTCAAATAAACCAAACTTCAAATTTCCAAGTTCTTTTTTTCCATTTTTAGTCATTGTCCAGTTGCCGTTTTTTGCATGGTATTGATCTACTTCAACCCAAGCCACTAAGCAGCCTTTTTCTGGTCTAGCTTCGCGTCAATCTTTGCAATCAGTGCAAACTTATCCATCCCCTGCGTTCCGATCTTCAACTCTTTCGCCTTTGCCATAATCCCTGCATCCGTCTTTCTCCATGCGTTAGCAGTTGCAGCTTCTTTGAAATTACCTTGAGTGACGTTATCGGCGGCAGCTTGCTTTCGCATACCCTCAACCATTCCAAGCACGTAGGAAAACTTTTTTATTTTTGCGGTTTGCGCTGCGTGGACAAACTCCTCAAGCGTAGCGCCAGCAACAAGCATTGCCTGAAGCTTAGGGTGGCTTGGGTTTATGTCCAGGTAGTTAAGATTTTTAAGTTCCATACACACACTGGCGGCAAGAGTTGGCTCTACACTGGTTAATGTTTCTATACTGTGTGTTAGTTCATTGGGTTTAATAGATGAAGGTGATGTAGCATCGGCAAGCATATCCTCGAGCTCTTCTTTAGGATTGCTACTAGGTATGCTTGTAGCATTGCTTGATGAATCCTTACCCCATCTTTTAGCTGCTGCTTTTTTAGCTCTTTCAGCATATTTTTCAGCGTTATCTGATGCTGTAAGTAATTCCGATTCAATGCGTTTATGTACTAAATTACCATCAGAAAGTACGAACAACTTTACTAATGTTGGCTTATGTTTACGCCATTGCTGAATGGTCAAGCGTGTAATGTTAGCTAAAACTTCATCATCATCAGGCGGTGCGCCATTGCGCCAGTAATCCATAATCAGCAAAAGATATGCGCCATGCTGCTCTGTATTTAAGCGTGTTGTATCCGCCAAGTAATCAGCAATATACAGAGGCATCCAAATATCTTGTTTTGCGCTCATTTCAAGCCTTTCATCAAACCATTAATAAGGTGCTGGCGTGTAACGTGGGCTTGAATCACGATAACGGGCTGTACGACCCTGCCAGCATTTATAAACACTTAGTTCACTTCCTGAAACAAATCGCTCTGAGATACTGGCAACCGTAAACAAATAGCAGTAATGCCAGTAATAGAGCATTTGCGCTTAATTGGAATTCAACCAACTCGCCATTTTTTACTAACTCATTAACACGCCCAGCCACACTAGAAGTTTCAATCGAAAGATATTTTGCAATCTCGCGCCTAGTAAATCCGTGCTGTGGATTTTCATTCATAAACGCCATAATCTTGCACGTTTGCGCACCAAACTTACTTTGCAGAGAGTGGTAAACATCAATACTGCTTTGCCTTACTTCTGTTCTCATGATTTACCCTCGTCCAGCACTGTAGGATGGTCATTAATGGCACGGTTAATTAAAGTAGCTTCATCAATCTTGTGATCAACAAAACTTGAAAGGATGCGATTAACTATGTCAGTACGCGATACCATCTTTCCAGATGATTTAGTTTCAGAAATTGCAACTGAATCAACAACAGCTAATACATACTTAGGTGAATTAACTCTAAGCTCTGCAACTTCATCACCTAATCTATTGGTTCGAGAGAATGAAATTTTCTCAGTCATACAAGTGCCTTTCGATTGCAAGGTTATGTTAAGGAATATTTCTTTGTTATCCAGTTTCACTTTTGGAGGAATTCCTCGAGTTATCCAGTTATGTACTTTCTGTGCGCCACCTTTTCCCAAGTCATAATTCAATAACTTGGCAACTTTTGTCGCACCGCCTAGACTTAAAATTAACTCGCCATCATTCATGCAGCATCAACCAATTCAGGCCAGATCAAATGCCAATCATCAGGGCGCAAATCTTTACGAGTTACTTTTCCTTGCGTTGCTTTTTCAATGGTTACGCACTTCTCTGGTGATATTGGTCGATGTCCAGAAATCCACTGATTTACCATGCCAAGTGATACGCCGATTAATTCAGCAAAAGATGACTGTGAAATGTTCTTAACTTTTAAGTATGTATCTATATTCATAGATATTAATATAGCAAAGCTATACACAAATGTAAAGCCATGCTATATATATTTTTTAATAGCATCGCTATATGGCTAAAAGCGCAAAAAAATTAGTAAAAAGAGAAGTAATGGACTTAGAGGGGAAATCTTTAGCCAAAAGATTCGAATCTGTAAAAAGTAGAGCCGCGTTTGCAAAAATGCATGGACTTAACCCTACTATGATTCAGCAGCACTTAACTTCAGAAAGACCAATATCATTAGAGTACGCAAAAAAATATGCAGAAGGATTTGGCTGCAAGCTAATTAATATTAGTGAGCGCCTACATGATGAAATTCAAAAGGCCAATGAATATATAGATAACGATACGGACGATGATTATTTGTTAATCAATATGATGGACTTGAAGCTTTCTGCTGGCGGAGGGAATATAGTTACATCGCACGATGTAAAAAAACAAATTTCATTTCGCTCTGAGTTTTTTAAGCAAGTTGGATGTAAGCCTGAAAATGCAATTGGCTTTCCAGTGCAAGGCGATTCAATGAATGATGTTCATATTATTGATGGGTCGATAGTTGTATTAAATAGAGCGAAACGAGAACCAGTAAAGAATAAGTATTTTGCAATCTGGATTGACGATAAATATCTAATCAAAGAATTAGTACAAAGAAATGGTGTGTGGTATGCAATATCACATAATAAGGAACACAATGAAAAATACCCTGATATTTATATAGATCATGAGTTTTCTGGAATTATAGGGCAAGCATTTTGGTGCGGATTTAAATTGTAAGAATTTAACGTGCTTATTCTATTTTCATCATTGGCTTTGGTTTTGATTTTTTATATCCCAACCTACCCAATCATTGATTGGGCAATATCTAAATTTAGCATTTTAAAGAAAAATAGATTAATAATTTTTATAATCGTCTCCATTTTTTATTACTGCATAGGATTTTTAGTATTAACCTGGGAAGATTCAAAAGAGAAAAAATGGGTAAAGTCAACTTATTCACAAGAGGAATATGAAGATATTGCACCAGAACAATGTTGGGATAGGCAAGGTCAGTATGAATGCTAAGTGGTTAATATTTTATTTAACAATAATTCCAACTTCAGCAATAGCTTGGGATGGATATGATTCGGATTCAGGGTCTCAGATTGAAATACAGAAGAGAAATCTAGTAAGGCAAGGAAAAGATATAGATTTTTATGATTATGAAGAAGGCGAATATGGAAGCGGAAGAGTTATATCTATAACGAAAAATGGTAGGGGCGCTCGCGTTGAAATTGAAGATGATGAAACTGGTGAAGAAAGAACTTTTTATATGGAATAAAAATCAGCATCGCTAGAGCTGTTAATCTAGCAAACTAAGGGGTAAATTATGAAATATGTACTAATGGTATTAGCTCTAGCATTTTCACTCACGGCATTTGCTCATTCTGGCGGTACAGATTCTAACGGATGTCATCACGATAGAAAAACTGGCGGCTATCACTGCCACTAAATAAATAAAACCTTCTAACCTGCTTCGGCAGGTTTTTTTTCGCCCAATGAAAAAATATATAGCAAAGCTATTGCTTTTAACATATAGCTTTGCTATATTTATCACATCAACAAACGGATGGAGAAAATCATGAACATCATGCAATTTGGTTTAGCTAGTCAGCAATTAATCGTAAATTCAAACAAGATTGCAGCATTGCCAACAGATAAAACTGTTGCTGATATTCAATCACGTGGCCTTAGATTAGTTCATAAGCCAAGTAATTTAATTTCTCTTAGAGCTGAGCAAGAAATGCGCCGTATGCAAATGTGCTCAAGCCCAGAAGCAGCCTAATCATGTTATTTGGATCGTATGAATGGCACCTGCATCATAACCTTGAGCTTTCTAAGCGTAACGCACAAGTGTCAATGTTTAATTTTAGAACAACAAAGATTGATTTTTATCTTAATCATGCAATTCAACACACTTGCAAATCACTCAAATTAAAAAAACAGATTAAGGCATTGATGCAATGAAGCTAAGTGACGTATGGCCTACATTGTTTTTAATTATCAGTGTAGTTATTGGAGCAATTCTTGATGACATTTCAAGGGTGATATTTTGAAAAAGATAAAAAACATTACTAACGATTATTTATGGTTAAGACGAATGAAATATTCAATTTATAGAAGCGTCAAGTTGGCATTAAAACTTAATTTAGGAGAATGAAATGAGTACAGCAGTTATGACATTAGCAAATAATTTGGCTGCAAAGTTAGGGATGGGTGAAGTAGGCCAAGAACTAATAAGCACATTAAAAGCAACTGCATTTAAGGGCGATGCAACTGATGCGCAGTTTACAGCGCTTATGATTGTTGCAAATCAATATGGGTTAAATCCTTGGACTAGAGAGATATATGCATTCCCAGATAAACAGAATGGAATTGTTCCAGTTGTTGGTGTTGATGGATGGTCAAGGATTATTAACGATCATCCACAATTTGATGGCCTTGAATTTACACAAGATGAAGAATCATGCACTTGCATAATTTATCGCAAAGATAGAAACCACCCTATTAAGACAACGGAATACCTAAGTGAGTGTTTGCGCCCTGCTTTCACAAGCAAATCAGGCTATGAAGTTAAAAGCCCATGGCAATCTCACCCAAAGCGTATGTTGAGGCATAAGGCGCTAATCCAGTGCGCACGTTTAGCCTTTGGTTACACTGGTATTTATGATGAAGATGAGGCTGGAAGAATTACAGAGAAAGACATTACACCGCAGCCTGATAGCACTACTAAAACAGAACCACCACCGAATGTTCTTGATGACGCGACATTTAAAACAATCGCTGATAAATACCGTGAATCAGTAGCACAGGGTAAGAAAACGATTGAAGGCTTTATCTCATGGGTAGAAGGCAAAGGAGCTTTGATGACAGGTGCACAAAAATCAGAGGTTGCTTCATGGGCAGTGCCGGTAATTATTGAAGGCGAAGCGGTAACAGTTGATGACTTTGCAAGCGCTTACGAACAAGCGGAAAGCGAGAGTAAATAATGGAACGTACATTAATGAATTTGCAACAAGGATCTGAAGCTTGGCATTCATTTAGAGCTACTCATTTTGGCGCAAGTGAAGCAAGTGCCATGCTTGGAACGTCACCATACAAAACACGAACACAACTTTTGAATGAAAAGAAAACTGGATTAGTGCCAGAGGTCGATACTTTCACACAAAAGATTTTCGATAAAGGTCATGCAGTAGAGGCGTTAGCAAGACCGATTGTTGAAAAGATGATTGGCGAAGAGCTATCTGCCGTTACCTATGCTTTTGGAAAGCTATCTGCATCATGTGACGGACTTAGTTATATGGGAGATATTGCTTGGGAAAACAAACAATTTAATGCAACACATTATGAGCAAGTTAAAAATGGCGAATTGCCAGAAATTCACTGGGCGCAATGTCAACAGGTTTTATATTGCACTGGCGCTGAGAAGCTGTTTTTCACTATATCAGATGGTACAGAAGAGCGTACTGCTGGCGTTTGGGTTTATCCAAATGAATTGCAGCAAAAAGAAATTATTGCAGCATGGGCGCAATTTGAAGTTGATCTAGCTAACCATGTTGTAACAGAAGTAAAAGAAGCTCCAAAAGCACAGGCGATCATGGCGCTACCTAGCCTAGCAATTCAGATTAAAGGCGAGGTGACGCTATCTAACCTGGCTGAATTTAAAACGGCTGCTACAGCATTTATTGAAAGCATCAATACTGAATTAGTCACCGATGATGACTTTGCTAATGCAGAAGCTACGGCTAAATTTTGTAAAGATGCAGAAGAAAACATCGAGCTTACTAAAAAATCAGCCATTGCACAGACAGCCAGCATTGATGAGCTCATGCGCACAATGGACTACTTAAAAGAGCAGTTGAGAGACAAGCGCTTGCTGATCGAGAAGTTAGTTAAATCAGAGAAAGAGAATCGCAAGCTAGAAATTATCAATAAAGCTAAAGATGCATATCAAAAGCACTTGGAAGATTTGCGCGAAGGTACTCATCCACTATTTATACCAAATACAAGCCCTGATTTTTCAGGTGCAATCAAAAGTAAGAAAACGCTTACCAGCATGCAAAGTGCTGTTAATGATCTTCTTGCTAAGTCAAAGCAGGAAGCAAGCGCAATAGACATGGAAATTCGCTCCAAACAAGTATGGATGAAATCAAATGCAGAAGGATATGAGTTCTTATTTATTGATCTGCAAATAATCATATTCAAGCCAATTGATGATTTCAAGCTGCTTGTTCAATCAAGAATTGATAACCATAAAAAACTTGAAGCAGGGCGTGAAGCTAAGATCATTGCAGAAGCTAATGCTGCTGTACTTGAGAAAGTACGGTTAGCTGACTTAGCGAAAGAGCAGACAGATGCAAAACAAGAGACATTAGGCGCATTAGATATGTCTAGTGGGGTCGGCAGACTTTGTGCAGGAGTTGGTCACATTGATTCTTTTGTTATAGGAAGCCAAACCTCAGTAAATATCCAGCACTTTCAAGGCGTAGAGCCTGGCGTTTATGATTTGGTTAAGGCTGTAGCAAAGTCTTTTGGTGCTGATGAAATGCTTGCGCATAAGTGGCTTCTTGAAGCAGATTTCACTAAATATCAGCAGGCAGCCTAATCATGAAAACCCTATCCGATGCAGTTTTAATAAACCTAACACCCAATACTTATTATAGGGCGCGTGACATTGCGGATCAGATGAAAATCAACCCTTCGGCAGTATCGGCAAGTTTACGTGAACTGTCTCGGGGGGGGGGGGGTAATTGAACGCATTAAAGACAATACAAGAGTTCTATATTTAACCAAGCAAAAAGCACTTTTTTAACTAGGGAAACAATCATGAAATCATCAGTAAAGGAAATTGAAACAATCATCGGAACCGCAATGGGTAGTGGATTTTACGCTGGACGCATTATGGTCGGTGAGCAGGCCTACGCAATTGTAGTTGCGCCTAAAGATGAAGGTGAGCACGAAGATACCGAATGGATTGCAGACTACAAAGATGTACCTAACTCCAAATCATACTTTGATGGCTTGGCTAACACTAACGCAATGGCAGAAGCCGGTAGTGAACTTGCGCAATGGGCACGAGCTTTAACTATCGGTGGAAATGATGACTGGTATCTGCCAAGCCAAGATGAATTAGAAATAATCTATCGCAACCTTAAGCCAACAACGCGTCAGAACTCATGCTATGCACGTTCAGGCATAAATTTATCAGCCATTGAACCAACCAGGCCATATACGCCTGAATTTCCAGTGCAAACACAAGCTGAACTATTCAAAGAAGGTGGCTCAGAAGCATTTGAAACTGAATATTACTGGTCATCCACACAGCACGCGTCCGTCGCTGGTTATGCATGGACTCAGGACTTCCTCAATGGCAATCAGAGCTACTGGGACAAGTACGACGACATTCGGGCGCGAGCTGTCCGCAGATTGCCCATTTAGTCATTTATCAATTTGTTTTTAACAACGGGAGTAAGACATGAAGCAAATCACATTAGAAGTGCTTGAAACCAAGCATAAGGAATTTGGCGAAATGATTGCCAAGTTCAAAGCAGAAATTAAAACGGCATTCTTTTTGCCAGAATCGCACATTGAGTTATCTCATGGTGAGCATTACGCAGGTGTGATTCTTGGCAAAGAAGGTGAATCAAGTTACCACCTGATTTTATTACCAGAAGATAAAGAGCCGGGTAAATGGAAAGAGGCTATGGATTGGGCTAAATCAATCGGTGGCGAGTTACCTACACGCCGTGAGCAATCATTATTGTTTGCAAACCTGAAAGAACAGCTTCAAGAGGCTTGGTATTGGTCTGGTGTGCAGCACGCGTCCGACGCTGATTCTGCATGGGGTCAGACCTTCGACAATGGCTATCAGTACTACTGGAACGAGTACTACTACCGTCGGGCGCGAGCTGTCCGCAGATTAGTAATTGAATAATTTAGTTTTTTAATCTTTTAAGAAATCGACATGGCTATCCATACAGACTTACCGATTTACAAGGCAGCTTACGAGTTGTTAGACAAAAGCACAGACCTCGCCAAAAATATGCCTAGAGATTTTAAGGTGTCAATTGGCGGGGTAATCCGTGACGAATGTATAGCAATTACGGTGCTGGTTTTTCGTGCGAATGTTGCTCAAGATAAATCGAAACACCTTGTGTCATTGATAGAACGCCTACAAGTCGCAGAATTGATGTTGCGCCTATCAAGAGATAAACGCCTGATTTCAATAAAACAGTATGCAGAGGCAATTTTATTGACAGGAAATATCGGTAAACAAGCTAATGGATGGCGCAAAGCAACTTTGTCGCCTGTTTCATGATGGTTAAGGCCACTATGACTGAGCGTAATTTTAATCTGGTTTTGCCGCTAGCTCAAAAGGCTACCGCTATGCGCACAATAGATACCACTGATAGTAGTCAGGTTCGGTCTAGCGCAGTTTCTGAAATGATCGGTGCAAACCTTCGCTTTGGTGACGTAGATAGCAAGACAACTAACAGCACGCGTCCAACGCTGATTATGCATGGAATCAGAACTTCAACAATGGCAATCAGAACAACTGGAACAAGAACAACAACAATCGGGCGCGAGCTGTCCGCAGACGAAAACAATCACAACAATGTCGATTTCTCTTTTACAGAGTTGGTGCAAGCATACTTTGATTGCAGAAAAAATAAGCGGAACACTAAAAGCGCATTAGCGTTTGAACAAGACTTGGAGCGAAACTTAAACGTGCTCTATGATGAATTATTAAGCGGAATATATCAGCCAGGCACTTCAATTTGCTTTGTCATTACTAGACCAAAAGCGCGTGAAGTATGGGCGGCTGATTTTCGTGATCGCATTATTCATCACCTGTTTTACAACAAGATTTCACCACGCTTTTATGCATCATTCATTGTCGATAGTTGTGCATGCATACCCGGGCGCGGAACACTTTACGCAGCTAAACGACTTGAATCTAAAGTGCGCAGCATTACGCAAAATTGGAGTATGCCAGCGTTTTATTTGAAGTGCGACTTGGCAAACTTCTTTGTTAGTATTGATAAAGATGTGTTGTTTCAGCAGATCATGAAAAAAGTCAGTGAACCATTCTGGCTTGAACTGGCTAAAACAATCTTGTATCACGATCCGCGTGCCAATTATGAGTTTAGAGGAAAGTCACAATCAATTGAATTGGTGCCGCCTCATAAACGTTTAACGAATCAGCCTAGCAATTTAGGTTTGCCGATTGGCAACCTGTCATCACAGTTCTTTGCAAACATCTATTTGAATGAGCTAGACCAGTACGTTAAGCATCAAATAGGCGCAAAGCACTATATACGCTACGTAGATGACTTCTTGTTATTGCATGAAAGCCCACAGTGGCTAAACGCTGCTTTAGAAAATATAAATGCATTCTTGCCAGCTAAATTAAATGCAAATCTTAATCCTACTAAAACAATATTGCAGCCGATTGATCGCGGCGTTGATTTTGTAGGCCAAGTGATTATGCCTTGGCATCGTGTTGCTCGTAAGCGTGCGGTTAATGAAGCTATTCGTCGCATCAACATTACGCCAGATAGTGAATTGCTTGAAGTCGCCAACAGCTATTTTGGCTTACTTGGTCAGGCGTCTAAAAGTCAGAAATCACGCGCCAAACTTGCTAATGTATTGCGCTGGCGTGGGCATACCATCAACAAAGCTTTATCTAAAACATATAGGAAGGCAGTATGAAATCAACTCAATTAAAGCCAAAGTTTTCACGAATGATTGCCATGCAACGCGACTTTGAAGAGATTGAGAAGTTCTTTAGGTCATTAAAGCGCGATGATTTAACTGAAACAAAGAATGATGATGGAAAGTGGCTCATTACTCAAAATAACCTTGAAGGCACAACATACGATGCTTTAAGTTCAATCGAAGATTGGTGCAACTTCTTCAAAGCATTAGCTGATATGTATATGCCTAAAGAGCTTTGTTTATACAACGATAAGCCGATTAGAAAGCTAATCAGTAAGCTTAGATTAGACCAGCCCGTAACGATGGATTTAGTTAATGAAGCTGAGTTGATTTTAAAGCCGCAGCGTTATTTATTTATGAGCGTTCCATCGCATGTATTTAATGCAACAAGAGCTAAGATATTCGAAGAACAAGAGAGAAATGTTGCAGCGTAATGGAACTGATACCAGCAAAAGAAGTGTCAAAAATACTAGGATTAAAACCTAGATATGTAGCTGAAAAGCTTGTGCATAAGGCCAATTTTCCTACTGCATACAGAATACTAGGCGGTAGTAGAAAATGGAATAAAGCAGAGATATTAGAGTGGCTTGAAACTCAGAAGGAGGCGGCATGAGTAATATGGAGGTTCATTTTACAAGCAATACTGATTTATGGAGCACTCCACAAGCAACATTCGATAAGTATCATGCAATTCATAAATTTGAATTAGATGTTTGCGCCACAAATGAAAATAGAAAATGTGAAAAATTTTTTACACCAGAGCAAGATGGATTAAAACAGTCTTGGGGGGGCTTGTTGGATGAACCCACCATATGGGCGTGAAATTGGTATATGGATGAAGAAAGCATATGAAAGTAGCTTACTAGGCGCAAAAGTAGTGTGTTTAGTTCCTGCGAGAACAGATACAAGATGGTGGCATGAATACGCGATGAAAGGTGAAATTGAGTTTATCAAAGGCCGTCTAAAATTTGGCGATGCTAAAAATAGCGCACCATTTCCTAGTGCAGTAGTTGTCTTTAATCCAGCATAGGCGCAATATCGCTTGCATTTGGGTTGTAATAAATCATGAGCGACTTATGGTTGCGATGCCCCATTATTTTAGCAAGCGTAATGTTATCAACTTTCTTAGCCATCCATGTGCAGGCATTATGCCTAGTATCATGAAATACAAAGCCGGATAACTTTGCAGATTTTCTAGCTGATCTAAATAAAAAGTCACGCTGTGAATCGGTAATGGTGAAACACTTACCTTTAGTCTCAAGCTGCTTGAATAGTTCTACAGCTTTAAGCGTTAATGGCACATCGCGCTCGTCACCGTTTTTTGTTTTAGTCAGGTGAACCTTACGCCCTACAAAATCTACTTGTGACCATTCAAGTGAAACAATCTCACCTGAGCGCATACCTGTCTGCTCAGCAATAAACATACATAACGCTACTTGCTGGTCATCTGTGACGCATTTAATTGAACTTTCATAGCCTAACGTATCAGCCATGATATTAAACTCTTCTTGCGTTATCAGTCGCTTTCTATGAGGGTTATCCGGTGGCCTCTTAACATCGCTTAATGGGTTTTTATCAATCCACTGCCATTCTTTACGAGCAATCTCAAATACTGCGTTGAGCAATACCATTTCTCGCCTGATCGTAGAGCCTTGCAACTTTGAGCTATCACGCCACTTAGCTATGTCATTTGGTGTAATAGAAGCGATAGGCTTATTGGCTATTTCCATGTCGCGCTTGAACTTCTTTAGGCGTATTTCTTCCCACCGATTATTGCAAGATTTAATATATTCTTCTAATGCTTCGCTAAATAGATGTTTTTCTGGCTCAAACTTTCCAGCCTCCATAGCATAAGCCCATTCAACCGCCCTAGCCTTGAGTTTGAATGTTTTATATTTGCGCTTCTTAACACCGTTTACACTGATGTAAACTTGAGCTTCCCAGCTATTGCACACCTTGCGAAAGCTTGCCATTTTCCCGTGAATCTTCCCGTGAATGTTTTGGCAATTATAAGTATAAAGGTGTATTTGTGTGTTATTTTAATTTGGTAATTTGATAAGTGGTTGATGTATATAGGTGTATTAAATGCGCTTTATGTGCATGCTATACTCGCATTATCTTTTGGGCACCATCAAATTGAGTTTCATCAAGTAATTCAAACAGTTAAAAATCCCGTTTAAAATAATTGCTATTCTATTTGGCTGGCATTCCTGAAAGCCAGACCCATTGTACTACGAAAAAGCATCTGGAAAGGTTATAGCTAACTGTGTTGAAGCCATTATAGGTTGTTAAACCTAAGGGCTACAAGTTAGTTTGATAATCGTTGGATTTGTATTTTTCAGGCAGGTTTTTGATATCAAACTATTGAATAACCTAGTGATTTACAAGTAACGCGATAGCCTGCGCACGCTTACCTACATTCAACTTTTGATAGACTCTTTTAAGATGGCTTTTGACGGTATTTTGGGTGATGTTTAATATCACACCTATCTCCTGATTGGTTTTACCGACCTTAATCCACTCAATCACCTCTAGTTCTCGGAGCGTTAAAGATAACAAGTTGAGCGTGGCACTAGTTTTAACCAAAGGTGTAGCGTTACCTAAATGCTGAATTTTTCTTATCACATGGTCAATGTGTGGCATCAGAAGATTCAATGCCGAATTTTTGATCTGGAATTTATTATTTTTGCTAAAAAACACATACAAGCAATCATTGCCACCGCGCAGGTCACTTACCCCATACACCAGCAAAGAATTAAGTTCGTGAGGCAAATCAGGAAATATCATGCGAAATTTACAACCAAATTCGCTAGTTGCAAAATTATTGATTACAAACCAGTCATGCTTATTATCCAGCCACAGTTTATGTAAATAAACCATACACTGATTAACCTCTTTAGAGGCACCCATCATAGTGCGAGTGTTGAAGCCAGCTACGTTAGAGGCTACATCATATTGCAACTTGGCGTCAGTTACATCATTAAAATCTCCCCACACAGCCAATAACGCATCATGAGAAATAAATTCCGAGACTGAATTTTGTAACCAATTAAAAAAATCAATATGTTTTCTTATTTTATAAGAGCGCTGAATAACTGAAATCACTCTTTCAAAATAGTAACTTTTAACTTCTATGTCCATATTTACTATGCACCAGTTTCCGGGCAATGTTACCCATATGCTGAAACCAATGCAAAATAAATGCCAAAGAGAAAAGTCAATATTTACAGTAGGTTATAAACGTTAACCACTGCAACTATTTAATTAGAGCGTTATCAACTCAACCACAATGTCAATTTTATGACAGCAAAAAGTATAGGGGGGGGTTATGATGCTTTTAAAGCGTAAATTGCAGGCAAATTACGCCACCAGCCATAAGCATCCATACCATATCCAAAAACATAACGGTCTGGCACCTGAAGTCCTACAAAATCTACCCTGATAGGTTTTGCGTGATTAAGCATTTTTTCAACTAACACAGCGCAAAATACCTGCGCCGCACCTAGTTCAGAGCATTTCTCCTGAATTGCTTTCATGGTAATGCCCTCGTCCAGAATATCATCTACTAGTAATACGGTACGATTGGTCAAATCCAATGCTGGTAAAGCCAGCCAATTCAGTTCCTTACCTACAGTCGCATTTTGATAACGACTGGCGTGAACATAATCTAATTCCAATGGAAAATTAAGCTGTGTTAATAACTGACCGGCAAATACAATGCCGCCACTAACAATACAAATAACTATAGGATTGGTATCTTTAAGCGTTTGTGAAATCTCATCACTTAATCTGGCGATTGCCGCCTGAATCACTTCCGATGAATGAATAAGCTCTGCTTGCTCAAGCAGCTGTAATGGTTGTGATCTGTTCAATTTCTCGCCTGCTACAGAATTATCATTAAAAACCGCCGTACTTATCAGTGCAGGGTAGCCTGTTCAGACAGTAAAGATTTACCTATGTCGGTGGCTGATGAAATTTGTGGGCTGTACTCTTCAACCCATACTGCCAATTCCGTCTTCAAG